TCGTCGATCGCCTCGAAATAGCGCTGCTGCACTTCCCAGTATCGGCGCGTCTGGCCGTTGACGACACGTTCGACGCCCAGCCACAGCTCGGTGAAGGTGTCGTCCAGCGATTGCACGGCCGCGATCTGCAGCACCTTGCCGTTGATCATCGGGCGGCGGTGCCAGCCGGCAACATCCTGTTCGGTCATCAGGGTCAGGCCGCGCAGGGTGCCATCGGCCATGCGCACCCACAGGACCGGGTTGGGGTCCTGGCACCAGGCGAGTTGCCGCGCGCCGGCACGCAGCATCTGGCGGGAAAAGGTCGTGAAGTTCTGGAATTCGATCTGTTCGGTTGCGCCGTCGAACCGCACGAAATGCAGCGAGCGGCCGCCGCGCCCGATGAAGACGGCGCCGCCATCGACCATCACCGGCTGATGCGGCTTGAAGGAGCCGCGCGAGCCCTGCGGAATGGCGCGCTGGTTGGTCGGGGTAAGGCGTTCGAACGCATTCTGCGCGCCGCGGATCAGCCATTCATTGGAGCGCGCGCCGAGCACCAGCACGCCGATCGGCAGCACCCAGACGATTTCCGTGAGCTTGCCGTCCGGCGCGTTGATCGCGGCCGTGATCGCGCTGTCCTCCTCGTCGAGCAGGTCGAACGAATAGAGGTCCGTGGGCCGGCTGATGAAATATTCGTTGTTCCGCGTCCAGACGAGAGACTGATCGCTGACGGAGACGGCATCGGGCCAGCCGCGCACATCGCTCCAGGCCGCCTCGAACCAGCGATAGCTTGGCGCGGTGACGGCGCGCTGCGGCAGGCGGTCGAGCACGATTGCCGTGGCCGATGTGGGCGAGGCGACGGCCGTGATCCGCACATAGCCACCGGTATTCGAGATGAACCGCCAGGTGACGTTGCCGCCGGAGGAGAACACATCGCCATCGTCATGCACCGGCGGGTTGGGGCCGGTATCGCCCGTGGTGGAATTGAGCGTCACCACCTCGTAGATCCGGCCCTTGTTGCGCCGGCGCTGGCCGAGCGCGATCGGGGTCTCGATGGCTTTCCAGTTGGGCACGGTCGAAAGGTCGGCTTCGTCGATCCGCCAGATGCTGCCGACATGGCCGGCGAGGAAGGTGGCCTTGCTGGCCGTGAGCGTGACGGTGCCGGTTTCGGCAGAGGCCTGGATGGTCCAGGTCTTGTCCGTGTTCTGCAGGCGGACCGGTGCCTCGGTCGGCACGTATTCCGTGAGCGACCAGTCATTGTCCAGGTTGCGCACCAGCACGCGCGGGCGACCGCCGCCGGCGATGAACATCGTGCCCTTGACCTGCGCCTTGAAAAGCGCGTCGAGCTGGTTGTCGGGGAAGGGATGCGCCAGCTCGTAAGGCGCCGTGCCGGCGATGTTGAGAATGGGAGCCTGGTTGCGGAAGACGCGCATGACGCCGCCATTGAAGGCGAGCATGTAGCTGTCGCCCAGCGAGACCTCGAAATCCATCAGCCGCGCCGGCCGCGTCTCGTCCTTCCAGGGCGCGATGAAGCGCGTGCCGGGCGTGCGCGTGCGGGCGCCTTCCGGCAGCGGCGTGAGGTTTTCGAGCCGGGCATCGGCCGCGCCGGCCTTGGCGAGATCGTTCACGCGGGCGCGCAGCAGGGGGCTGAGCTCGCCCTGGGCGCCGGAAACGCGCTCGACCCGCTGCTTCAAGCCCATCCGCCTCTCCTGACGCTGATGTAGCTCACTTCGCGCGGCACGCGGCTGGGCGCCTGTTCGCGTGCATCGGCCTTGCGGGCGCGCATGATGACGGCCTCGGCATTGGCCCGCATGCTGTCGGCGAGCGCGTCGTCGCGGCCGAGCTGCGGGGCGATCTTGGCGGCCAGCGCGAATTCGAATGCTTCGAGGAAGGTGGCGTCCCAGAGCGCGGGATTGCCGACCATGGCCGTGTAGCCGATGCGCGGGGAGACGAGCCCGGTCGAGAGCATCGACGTGAGGCCCGTCTCCCCATCCGCTGCGGCGGTGCTGCCGTTTTCCACGCACCAATCGTCCTCGCTCGCCCCTTGGACGATGCGGACGCGGATGCAATCCGCCGGCAGCGGATACATGAAGGCGAAGGTGCCGGCCGGGGCGGCCGGATCCTGCGCGAGCGTTGCCCAGCGCCTGGCGAAGTTCCAGTCGTGGCGGCGCAGCAGCGTGTCGCGCACGCTGCCGAAATGCGTCTTGATGATCCGCGCGGCGGTGCGCCTGGTCTCGTCGAGCGACGTGATGCGCCCCTCGCCGATATGGGCGAGGGCGCCGTTCGATGCCTCCACCTCGGATGCCGCGCGGGCCAGTGTCATGGTCAGCGCTCGTCCACGAAGTCGAACGAGAAATAGATGCGCGGCGTGCCGGTGACGGTGGCGCCGGTGATGGTGGCCACCAGGTCGATCTCGCGGCCGGGATCGGCGGCGAGGCCGGCGAGCTGCCAGACGCGGTTCAGCAGATTGGCCGTGGTGACCGCAGCCATGCCGGCCTTGGTGCCGGCGGTGGCCACTGCGAGGGCCGAGCCGAGCGCCGTGCGCGCGCCGGCCGGCGTTTCGGCGAAGCCGACATTCATGGTGACGCCGGCGCCGAGCGCATCGTGAACGATGGTCGAGGACGGCTTGATGATGGCATTCGACGGCACTTTCGAGATGAAGAGCGTGTCGTTGACCACGTTGGCGTTGGAGAGCTGGAACAGGCCAACCGTGGAGCGCGACGACTGGTTGCGGAAGATGGCGCGCGGCACGAGGATGGCCGTGGTGGGGTTGGGATAACCCTGGCCGAACATATCGGGCATGAAAGCCTCCTGAGGATGGGGGAAGGGGAACGGCACCGGGCCGGAGCCCGGTGCTGCAGGGCAGAGGCCCGATCAGACTTCGGAGCAGATGATCTCGACGACCTTGGCATCTTCCGAGCGCGTCGCGCCGCACCAGATTTCCATATAGGGGTGCAGGCGATAGTTCTTGTTCGGGTTGCGCTCGATCTGGGTTTCGAGATCCGAGAACGGCCCGTAATGCATGCCGCTCTTGGTCCAGAGCGGGATGCGCCGCTGCGTCGGCTGGCCGGTGACCGTGGGCAGGCCCTGCCAGCGGATGAAGTCGATGCCCATGAAGGAGAGCACCGTGCGCTCCTTGTCGTCGAACACCGCCTGATCGCGGAAATCCTTCGAGGTGAATTGCAGGGTGTTGTAGAGGTCTTCCATCTGGATGTTGGTCACGGCGCAGCACGCCTTGTCCTGTTCGAGATCAACCTCGTTGCCGGACAGGATGGAGAGGCCGCGGATCAGCTTCGGGATGGTGAGGCCCGAGTTGGTGGCGGTGCCCGTCTTGACATAGTTCACGGGGACGTTGCCGCCCGGGTTGTTGTAGGCTTCCGGCGCCTGGCTGCCGTCCTGCCCGACGATGCGCGGGCCGAAGAAGGCCGCCGCCATGATGCGGTCGCGGCCGCGCGCGATGGCCGCGGCGCCGTCCTGCACGCTGATCGAGCTGTAATCGATCGCGGCCTTGATCGTGTCTTCCTTCTCGATCAGACGGCCCCAGTCGAGCCGGCGCGGGCGCAGCCACACATCCTCGACGCGGGGCTCGATATGCGGGGTATCGCCGCCGCGCTCGGCATCGACACGCGCCTCGGTGGTGCCGATCAGCTCGAGCACGCGCATCTGGCGGCCCGTGAGATTGCCCTGATAGGTGAAGTAGTTCTCGAACCGCGAGCGCTTCTGCTGCACCGCGAGCTGCACGTTTTCCTTGTAGGCGAGCCGATGGGCCGCCGTAACTGCCTCGAAAGCCATGGGATGTCTCCGGCATCGAAAGTGAACGATTGGGGTTCAGTTTCGGCCGGGGAGCGGCTCAGACGCACGGGATCGAACCGTGCAGAATGGCGGGCCCGCCTATCGTTTAACGCCTGCAGTCGGCGGCCGTATTCGGCGGCATCCTAGTCGGGCCCGGTCGGGAGCGCCGGGGAGCGGACAGAAGAGGCGCGGACCATGCAGGTGCGGCGCCTCCTCCCGAGGCTTCAAGGGCTGGCTGATTTGCCCCGGATTGTCAAGCTGCGGCGTCTTTCACTCGTGCCTCGAGATCGAGGATTTCCCCATAGGTCAGCGGCCGGCCGGGATTTGCGAGGATCTCGGCCGGGCTGCGATTGTCGATCGGCAACGGATTGGCAGCCGGCTCCGGCTCAGCGTCCGGCTCCGGGCCAATATTGGCAGGGTCAAGCTG